CATAGAATCTAGTAGAAACCAATCAAACAATCATGGAGGACGATACGACCGCTCATGCATTGTTGCACGGAACACTAGAATTTACATGGACATTTAGCTAAAAGCAAAATAAGAAAGTAATTAACACAACAATTAGTTAGGAGGAATAGACATGGCACAGTCAACTATGACAGCTGTAGCTGGAAAGAAGATAGTATACCTTTACAGACTTTTGTCAAAGGCAGCAACCGAGAAAGGTGCAGCGATTGCGTTCGTAACAGAAAATGGTCGCTCAAAGTCAAAGGATGCTGACTCAACAGCAACAAAAGACGGAAAGATAAGAACTCCAGGAGTCGCTGAGACAGAAATCACTTGTACATCAATCCTTTCAAAGGGTGACAAGCTACTCAAATCACTTGAGGACGCACTAGACAACGATGAAATCGTTGAGATTTGGGAGGCTAACCTTGAAGAGGCTGGCACTGGTGCGAACAAGTATGCGGGCAGATATTTTCAGGGCTACCTCACAAACTTCGAGATCAAGTCGGGAGCTGAGGACATGGTCGAAGTATCACTCACATTCGGAATCAATGGTTCGGGTGTTCGTGGAGATGTAACGGTGACAACAGAACAGCAGGCCGTTGCGTCTTATGTATTTAAGGACACAACAGCTGGAGCGTAGAGGAAGAGTAAGGGCGGTTTGAATACCGCCTTTTTTTGTACAAATAATCATATCTATTGATTGAGAGAGGAAAAGAAAATGAACACAATGGAGCTTGAAATCAACGGAAAAACCTATTCTTTTAAGTTTGGAATGGGTTTTTTGCTTGAAATAAATAAAACCTATGAGGTGGAGGCAGTCGGCAGTAAGAATAAGGAAAAGGCTGGCCTTGCGTTTAATGTCAGCGGAATACTTGACAAGAACCCAGAGGCCTTGCTCACGATCCTGGAGATTGCAAACAAGACTGAAACCCCTAGAATCAGCAAGAACGAAATCATGGCATATATAGAAAGCGAAGACACAGACATCGACGGACTATTTGCAGAGGTGCTTGATTTTTTATCGAAAGCCAACTGTACCAAGAGCATGACTCTGAAGATACAGAAGGCAGCGAAAGAGGCAGAGGAAGAAGAGAAGGTACTCATGCAGAGACAGAAGGAACTCATGGGAATGCTCAGTCAATAGAGGAAATCTACGAGGCGATTGCAATAGACTGCTTTAGGTTCTTTGGCTTTAAACGAATCGAGGAAGTGAATACTCTTACATTTCCAGAGTATCAGCTACTAGTAAAGGCTCACAATCTCAAGCAAGTAGACGAGCAGTACAAAATACACTGGCAAGCTTATTTGAACTTTGCTGCATCAGCGAAAAAGAAAGCTGGCAAAGACAGAATTAAGCCTGTATTTGCACGATTTGACACGTTCTTCGACTACGAGGCAGAACTAGACAAGGCAAGAGGAATCAAGCGAGATAACGACAGACTGATTGCAATCGGACAAATAATGAAACAAGGAAAGGGGGAGACACATGGCTGATTATTCGGTAAAGGCGATACTATCGGCAGTAGATAAGAACTTTACTAGCACATTCGCAAAGGCAGACAGAAGTGTACTAGGCTTACAGTCGAGACTGTCGAGAGGTTTTGGTTTTGGACTTTTCGCTGGTGCTGGTCAAGCTGCGTTCAACAAAGTCACTGGTGCTATTGGTGGAATGAAGAATGAGCTCATAGAGTCATCAAGGGCATGGCAGAACTTTGAATCTAACATGGCGATGAATGGACACACAAAGAAAGAAATCGCTGAGACTAGAAAGGAACTGCAGAAGTATGCAGAGCAGACCATATACAGCTCATCCGACATGGCGAGCACGTTCGCTCAGTTTGATGCAGTAGGTGTCAAAGGGTCAAAAGACCTTGTAAAAGCCTTCGGTGGAATCGCAGCTGCGTCGGAAAACCCACGACAAGCGATGAAAACGCTATCCGTTCAAGGTGTACAGATGGCAGCTAAGCCTTATGTATCATGGATGGACTTCAAGCTCATGCTAGAGCAGACACCAGCTGGAATATCTAAAGTCGCTAAGACGATGGGTATGACCACATCGGAGCTCATAGCGAATGTACAAGCTGGCAAGGTTAAGACTGAGGACTTCTTCGAGGCCATCAAAAAGACTGCTGGTGCTGGTAGTGATCTACAAAAGATGGCGACACAGTACAAGGACATCGGTCAAGCACTTGACGGACTAAAGGAGACAATTTCAAACAAACTACAGCCAGCATTCATGGCCTTTAATGCTAAGGGAATTAAGGTCGTGACAACGGCTACAAACGAGCTTTCAGATGCAATCGACAGATTGACCGAGGCATTCGAAAAAAACGGCCTAAGCGGAGTTTTGGAAGAACTAGCGTCATCAGCTGGCAAGCTACCAGCTCCACTAAGGGAGATTGCCTCTGTTGGTGGAGCGATGGCTGGTATTTTTGTAGGACGTAAGATATTCAACCCTAAAACCTTTGGACTAGTAAGCGACGGAATTGGACTTGTGAATCATGGTATCAAATCTATACCAGCTGGACTAGACAAGGCGACAGAGGGCCTATTTAAACTGCAGACCATCACAGGTCGCTTTGACATTGGGTCACGAGGCAATAGGATATGGAAGAGCATATACTCACCATTCGAAAAGGCCTCAGCAATGTCAACTAGAGTGCTAGATGGTATGATGGGTGCAATTCCAAATAGAATCACTGTGCTAGGTGGTCGTTTGGGCGGTGCATTTGGAGCAGTAGGCGGTAAAGTAACTAGTGGACTTACTAAGATGATGGGCTTAGGCTTAAGGCTCATACTTCCAGCCGCCTTAATTGCGACAGCAATCGCTGGACTAGGTGTGCTAGCTAATGCTTATGGAGACAAAATCAACGATATGATAAAGATAGCCGTTGAGAAAGGTCCTGAAGTAATAGCAAACTTCACAAAGGGAGTGACAAGCAAACTACCCGATCTAATCAACAGCGGATCACAGCTACTGATTAACTTCCTTAGTGGACTAGCTCAGCTACTTCCTAACGTGCTGGAGAGTGCTTTTACCATCATTGAAACACTTGTCAATGGGCTGTCGGCAAACGCACCAAGTATCATCACAAGTGCGGTTGATGTGCTATCAAAGTTCATCATGGGTATTGCTGAGCACTTGCCTGATCTAATCGTTACCGGAATGAATTTGCTTGCCTCACTTGCGAAAGGCATTGCTCAGAACTTCCCACAGATAGCAGAGACCGCATTTAATGCACTCATGAAGTTTGTTGATGGCATGATTGAGAACTTACCTCAGATACTACAAGCGGCAGCACAGATTGTACTATCGCTTGTCAGTGGACTTGTCGCTGCGTTCCCTACAATCGTTCAAAAGGGTGTCGAGCTCATCGGCAAGCTAGTTAGCGGAATTGTACAAGCTATACCTCAAGTATTTACTGCGATTCTAGGGTTAGGTAAGGGAATTGTTGACAGAGTCTCTAAGATTGACCTAAAGAGCATAGGAAGGGCTATCATACACGGATTTTTGGGAGGACTCACAGCTGGCTTTGAAAAGGTAAAGAACTTTGTCGGGGGAATTGCTGGTTGGATTAAGAAACATAAGGGTCCTATCGAATATGATAAGAGACTTCTTATTCCAGCTGGTAACGCAATCATGAGCGGACTTGACAAGGGACTGACCTCTTCATTTTCAAAAGTAAAGAAGACAGTTGACGGAATGGGTTCCAGTATTGCAGATAGCTTTGGAATCGGTAGGCAGATGAGCTTTGCCGGTATACCTACAGCTAGTCTATCAAGTGAGTACGACTATGACGCAGTAGCAAGGTACACCGTTGTCGTTCCTGTAGAGCTAGACGGCAAAGAGATTGCAAAGGCAACCGCAGACCCTATGCGTGAGGAATTAAACAAGCGAGAGAAGAGGGAAGGAAGGAGACACGGACGTGTATAGATTTACTGACGTGACCGAAAAGGGTAGCACAATGCTACCCTCTGAGGCCTTACGAATAAATGGCAAATACATCGAAGAGCTTGTCAAAGGCTATAAGACGCTCAATGTAAAGGGCAGAGAGATACTTCTAGCAGACATAGACGAATACTCTACAGGCGGAGCTGATGGCACTAGTATGAGAAGGCGAAAGTATCCAGCTAGAGTCATCACAGTGACCTTTCAGCTCATCGCAGAAACTAACGAGGAATATCGAAGGGCCTTTGAGAAACTCAACGCAGTTTTAAATGTTGAGGATGCACAGCTTATTTTTGATGATGAAAGGGATAGGTACTACATCGGTACTCCATCAAGCTATGAAGATATAGATCCTGGTCGTAACGCAGTCGTAGGAAAATTCTCTATAAAGTGCTTTGATCCATTCAAGTATTCACTCACGGAGAAAGTGCTTACAGCAAATAAAGACAAGGTTTTTGAGTTTAACTACGATGGTACTTATCCAGCACATCCACATTTTGAGGTATCCTTACCAGAATCATCATGTGGATATATGGCATTTGTCAATCAAGACGGTAAGATTATTCAGCTGGGCAATCCATCAGAGATTGACGGAATAGCATTACCACCATCAGAGCGACTGATTGACATTTCAAGATATGGCAACCCATTCAAGGCGAGCGAGTGGAAGATTAACGAGAAGAATCTACCATCACTACATGGAATGGTAGCGATCGACGGAACACTAGATACAGTCACAGATAAGGTGCAAGCTAAGACTTACGGAAATGGAACAAAATTCCACGGGCCTTCTATAACGAGAATGTTAAAAGCAGATAAGAGCGGACACATTGGAGCTATGAATTTTAGATGCACATTCTCACACAAGTTCTGTTTGTCAAAGGACATCATTAATCAGCAAGGTGCTTTCAATGTGCTCTTTTGCCACAACACTGGTACAGAACGACATCTTGTGACGGCTTTTGCGATTGAGACCTACGAGGCACCTAGAATCGCACTGACAAGGATGTTCGAGGGAGATGTAGGCATTTCCACATATGGTCCCGATGTTCCAATAGATTGGGATAACCTAAAGACTGGAGCCTCTGAGAACGCATCAAATACATGCACAGTAACCAAAGTGGGTGAAGTGGTGACCTTTAATATCTATGGGACAAAGAAATCAATAACCATAAGAGATCGAGACAACAGAGAAGTAAACGAAATTAGCATCGTTTTCGCTGCGTATGGTAATAAGCCGACTCTAGGACTGAATATGCTATATGATTTAACCTTTACTAAGGATCATACGACGACATTCATCGACATTCCAAATAAGTTTTCGCAAGGCGACAACATCAAAGTGAATGGAGACGAAGGACGCATCATAGTCAACAATCTCGAAACACCTGAGTACGGAGCAATCGGCAATGACTGGGAAGGTTTTAAGCTAACACAAGGAGCAAATCGTATAAATGTAGCCATGTCAGACTGGACAAAGAATGCACAGCTAAAACTAAAGTACAGAGAGAGGTACATATAAATGATAATCTATTTTGCAGACAAAAAACTAAACATACTGGGTATGGCCTCCACCAAACTATCTAAAGGCTTTAAAATCACCGATGACAGCAAGGTTCAAGCAGTGGACACAGGTATCGCCACTCTAGGCTTTAAAATCGTTTATACAAGCGAAAATAAGGCTCTGCTAGAGCAAATGACAATGACTGGCAATCAGCTTTTATGTTCAAGGGATGGCAAAGACGAGGTATACACCATCATCGACACTGTGGCAGATTCCAAGAACCAGGATATAGAAGTGTATGCGGAAGATGCTGGACTTGATCTATTAAACGAGATAGCAGAGCCTTTTACCTCTGCAGAGGCAAAGCCTATCAGCTGGTATATTGAAAAGTGGACTAAAGACAGTGGTTTTGAAATCGGAATCAACGAGATATCAGACCGCTCTAGGAAACTCAGCTGGGACGGAGAGGCGACTGTCACTGAAAGGCTTGCTAGCTTGTCAAAACAATTTGATGCAGAGGTATCGTATAGCTTTGACATCAAAGGACTTACGGTGGCACATAAATACATCAATATTCACAAACGCAGAGGAAAGGATGTAAAAGAGGAGCTGAGACTCAATAGGGATATAGATCGTATCGTTGTGAAAAAATCTATATCGAATCTTGCAACAGCTCTAATCGTCAAAGGTGGAACTCCAGAAGGTCAGAACGAGCCTATCACCTTGAAAGGCTATGTATATGATGATGGCGATTTTTATGTCGATGCAGACGGAAGGCTATGCTCAAGGACTGCACTTGCTAAGTGGGGAAGAATCAGCGAGATCACATCGGAAGACGGACTAAAGAAGATACAGACATTCAAGCACATCACAAAGACATATAGCTATGACACAGTGGTACAGAAGACACTTTGTAACCACGCAATCGGCAAGCTAAAGAAGATTAGAGATATTGAGGAGAACTACGAGATTGACATCAATAAACTTCCCGAGAATATCTCAATCGGTGATAGAATCAACATCATTGACGAGGCTGGAAAACTCTACCTATCGGCTAGACTACTCAAGATAGAGGAATCTATCGACGACGGCATGCAAAAAGCCACTCTAGGCGAGTACTTAATCCAAGAGAGTGGAATCTATCAGTCAATCGTTGACCTTGCGAACGAGCTCAAGGCTCTTCCACGACCTAAGCCTCTTTATACATGGATTGCTTATGCTGATGATAATCACGGAAAGGGAATATCATCCTCTGCAGACGGCAAGTCATATCTAGGTATAAGCAACGGACAAGCAAGCGAGACAGCAGACCTAAGCAAGCCAGAAGCCTTTACATGGAGCAAAATCAAAGGTAGTGATGGAAAGGATGGCAAGTCAGCCTATACATGGATAGCATATGCAAGTGATGACAAAGGCACAAACTTTGCACACACATACTCAAATATTCATACGTGGACAGGAATCGCACTAGGTAAGGAAAGCGAGACACCTTCAAGCGACTACACAGATTATCAATGGCATCCTATCGTTGACGAAACACTAAGACAAGATATAAGCTCAATCAGCACAATGCTAGAGGCGTCAGTTGAAGAGGCACAGAAGACAGCCACCGACTATATCGCATCATCACCTAAAGGCTTGATGGTGGCAGACCTTAAAGATGGACACCAAGAGCCAGAGACAGCGACAGGTTCAAATGTGCTTATCACAAATGAGGCTGTAAATATCAGAAATGGGCAGAGTGTGAATGCATCGTTTGGAAGTGCGGTGGTAATCCGTAGCGAGGAATCAGAACTCACACTTGATAAGTCTCTTGAGATTGGATATATCAACACCTCTGCAGAGGGAACTATTAGAGCGAGCCTATCACCTAGAGGACTAGAAATGACTAGTGCAGCGGCTACAATCAATCTAGGCCCATCTTTTGTGATAGGTCCTAAAGGCGGTGTCAATGCTGGAATGTATTACGGTGGCAAATCACTTGTATTTGATAGAGAAGGACTGAGTTCATCACATGTAATCTATGTACCTGAGCTCAAAATTAGCAATGTAAGTCTCAAGGCAAATGGAAATCAGCTATATACTGATGAACTCTTTAAGGCTAAGGGAATTGTTGGGTCGTTTATGCAAGCAAACTCAACGCAAAACATAATTCTCATGAAGAATGGTGTTATCACACCATTTCAGCTCAATAACGCACTGTTTTCAAGTGGCGATGTTTTCTCGCTTATCAATGGTGCAATCAAAGTCAGCGAGGGAGGACTGTATGAAATCAGTGCGGGTGTCTACTTTGAGAACGATGTTGCGGCATCTCCGTTTAATGGTGTTTACGTCAAGTCAAACGGCAATGAAATTGCATCAACAGTTATCACAACAAGGGCAGGCGGAGGCATTTCTCTTATACACATCTCCGAACCCACGATACAAGAGG